ATTGATGGTGTCGGAAGCACTAGACAGGTCAATCGTACAGAAAGACCCGTCAAGTGATCCGATTCTCGCGAGAGCGCGGTTTATGTCTGGCTGTTTATCCAACCTGATGTTAAATCGGGTGCGGAGTTCAGCTTCGATCATAGAACCCAGGCCTAACTGATAAAACATATTCAGATTAGGCTCAGTACATATAGTCCTGGCAACCTGCCTTGTCTTCGGAACGAAGCTAAGGCGATTACCTGCAACGAGTGAGTAGCCCAACTCAAGGGATCTGCGAAATTCAGCAGATCGCCAGAGAGGGTCGAAACCCACTCGATCGACAAAATGTCGAAGAAGACTACTGCGTGTGCAACTAAGAGTGCTAGAGAATAACTTCGTATAGAAGTCACTTCCTTTTGCACCGATAGAAGCACCAGGCCCTGGTCGCCCATAGTGGAAACACTCGTCGAGTGTCCACCAGAAACGGCCGCTATCCATCGCCTGATCGAAGAAATCTGAAAGGAACGCGGAAAGCGAACCTATCAGCATTTCGTCAAGAGATGTATTCGGACGCAGTTCGAAGGATTTCATTCTATTATTAATAGAACGAAACTTTTCAAGAGCGCGAGTATCGAAGCCAGCCTCAGGATCATCCTGCAATTTCTTGTAGAATGAATCCAGAAGGCGGCCAGACACCGCATTCATGATCGTCTGGTCTTTTAAGAAGTTCATTTGAACTTCGGGACCGTACGCTTCGAGATCTTCACGCAGGCACTGATAAAGAGCACGAGAGTTAATACCCATCTTGTCCTCCAGTAGATACGAGTTATGGACTCAGGATCTTCGTATTCAACTTCGAATTCGAGATAATCTCTTCCGAGATAACCTCTTATACCGAAGTCGACACGGATCGCCCGAGAAAGGTGAGCACTCACAACGCGTCACAAGACAGCGTTAATGAGCGTATCGCCGATCCCAGACGACTGAGCCCACAAAGTACCTATGTGCGCACTCAATGCCGCTCTGATGTTGGGGGCATCCGCGCTATCGGAGCCTGCCGGAACATCAATCGTAGTTCTTACGATCAAGTTCTGGTAAGGCTGACCCGAAAGCGGAAGGACACCCTTTATAGTCAGATAGGTGTGAGTATTACGCGGGACATTGCTGACGATCCCAGTGACTGGGTTGGGCGTACCAAGAACACGAATGTTCTTGGGGCGCTTACCCACAATCAGAAAGGGAATCGACACCGAATGAACGTTTACTCCAGCCTGTGTACCGCCTAGGGCGGTAACAGCATACTGTTTGGCGTTCGTATCCGGCGGCGTGTCAGCAGCGATGGTGTACGTCGGGCTGGTCAAACCAGTCTCGGCGGCTCCCGTCACAGGTGACGAAGGTGAAAAGGACATAGTCCTAACCTCTTGCAAAGTTAACTGGTGCGCACACTTAGGTATGTGCTCCAGAATAGTTACTAGCGAGGTCCACGCCTCCTTGCGGAGATTAAAGCACCTATATTAATCCAATGATTTGGATAAAATGGGAGCCTAAAGTGGAAACTCGGAAGTCCAATCGGGGCAGATGCCTCGCGGACAACTTGTTTTCTAGTAACTGCGGTCCAGCTGTTCGTGCTAGACTCACTGACTACACGCCAATTATTTGATAAGGCCCCAGCCGTAAGGCCGGGTCTCATGGTCACAACACTCTTACGAGTGTTTATCTGGCGTAGCGTTCTGCTGCTCCAGACAATGTCACTTTTATTAAATGACAAGGCCTCGAGAACCGAACCAATATTGGTGAAATAGTCAATGAGAAACGACCACGGTATCAACTCCCAAACAGTCGGCACGATGTCTGAAAGGGTTACCCCTAACAGACGATCATTAAATGCCGCTGAGGAATTGAATGGGTCCATGAGTCTAACAGCACCATAGTATTGCACTGTAGCTTGGGAAACTTCATCTGTGATGAAGAGACCGGTCCACCCCGTCAATGACGTGGCGAACCCGCTAGGTGCATCACCTATGCTGGTAGACCCCGTAGTTGATAATGTTTGCACTTCCTGGGAACCAAGCCCGCGAACTATCTTGTACTCATGTACAGATCGTTCTGAAAGGCTTGCCAGAGCATGTGCACCATCGTCAATATCCCGGAGGAGAGGTTGCCATCCAAAGGCATACTCTAACCAGGTCTCGCTTATGATTTTTCTAGCAGCGGCTTTATGCCGCGGCAGGGGTTTCAGGATATTTAGACCTCTTGACCGTTTCTTTACGGTCGAGAGGAACCCTGAGACACCGTGTCGAAAAAGCTTAGCGGGTCTACGGATCAT